GTCTGGATTGACCTTAAGACCAGTTGTCGCCAACCAGTCCTCCGCACGGATCGCAGCGAGAAGCTGCTCACCGATAGGAGAGCCTTTACTAACCAGTGCACGGCATACGCCGGACGCACCAGATAGCAATAAGGAGGTACGAAGAGAGAACTTAGCGTTAGGCCTTTCAGCCTTACGGACGCGCGACTTGTCGCTGACCGTCCTACCGCTGTTAGTACTTGTTGCACTAACCATCTGCAGATTCCTCTGTAGAGTGAGATCGACGTGCGATACCGCCTGGTTTTACCAGAAGGTTTCATTGTTGTCGATGGCCTGAGCCACCAACGCGTTCAGCGCTGCGTTCGCGAGAAGGACCCGAAGGTTCTTACGCTCGGCAGTTGTGCTGTTTGCGCTGTAGGTAAACTCAAGCTTACCCAGGTTCTCGTAAGCAACAGTTACGTTGCCCGCTTCGTCGGTCGTACGTTTGGGTTGCGTAAGCAACACAACGGCCTTGCGAGTCGGCTGTCCCTTGGTTACCGGCCGGATGGTAACATCCAGTTTCGGTTCACCCACGAAAACACCATCAGTGCGCTCACTGAAGCTAGCCAGACCGAGAGGTCCGATCAGCCCAGCGGGAACAAAGGTGTGGTTTGCAGGGGTGGAAGCGCCATCAGCGATGACAATATTACCGTTTGCAGGCATGAGCCTACCTCGTTTTCAACGTGGTTATAGTTAATGCCACAGCGGTGATCGCATGTGACGTAGACAATGGGTTGGAAAATACCAACGCGTCGTCGGGCGAGTCAGAGATGACCGACCGAACCATTGAATCTGAGGAGAAGAATCCCTCAGTGTATTGCAGGTCTCCACCACTATACTCGACGCATTGCTGCCCAGAAATTTCCTGGAAAGCACGCCAAGTATGGGTTCCACCCATATACGAGAGACCGACCGTAGCGTCAATAGACGCAAGCCAGTCACCGATAGAGGAGAACCAATCGACAAGAAAACTGAACGGAGTCAGCTCCCAAGCGATTGTGAAGGGGTTGAGAACACCAATAGCCGCCGCCCGTTGAAGACCGGGCATATCGAGTCTATACCACAGGGAAACTTTTTGGGTCACAGAGGTAGCCACTTGCGTGGTTATCTGAGCCGAACAGAATCCCCAACGGTAAAACCGAGGGACTATTGCAGTCGCAGAAACATCGTATTGACTACGAGCCCTGCCCACGATGGTATAGCCTTCTTGTTGGACCTTACGGTTCAACTCGTCGACCGCACCATAAATGTCTCCCAGGGTAGGGAGCCAACCGTAGATAATTTCAAGCCAGCCAGATGCTAAATCGCGCCTGCCTTGCTTGTAGTTACGACCGATGCCGAGAATGTCATATGCCCGTCTCCAGTTCCCGCGCCTTGCGGCGCTGAAAGCTTGGCGGATCTTGACAGAGTGCTTCGCGATCATTTTGATCGTGTCGCCCATCTCAGCAAGTGCCACTGCGACGTTAATCTTCTCATCCTTGACAGAAGCCAAGGCCTTCATGACCAACGCGCTTTGAAGAGACGGATCGCTACCCGGAATACCTGGCAAACGCCAGTGTTGGGCAGTTATCTCATCTTCCCATACGTACTTCGCACCATCGAAAGCCGGCCGTGAGGCCGAGACCTTTAAAGGTCTTTCGATACGCTTAGTACTTTTGTACGGGGTCGGAGCACGGAAGCTATCGACATACGGTACCTTGACAATGTCACTCCTCGTCCACGAATGTGGAACGTAGGAGTCGTCACCTTGGTACGTACCCCAATCCTCTCCATTCGGGCCACGAGTGGCCTCCATG